CTTGCTGTTTCCATTTCTTTCTGGGCCAGCATTTGTTCAAGTCTTGCAGCTTTTTCTTCTGCCATTCTATTTCTTTCGTTGAGCTTGTTGATTCTTTTAGAAACGCCTTTCGTATAATTTTCTAACTCATCATCTGAGGAAACAGCTTGTCCTGTTTGCTCGTCAACTTGATCTACTACCTCTACCTCTAGCTCTTCAACCTCTGGCTGAATTGTTTGAGTGTTTTCTTGTTCATTCATTATAAACTCACTATGTCATCTGGATCGAGTATGGTGGCAATCACTTCATCATCATTGATGATGCGAACCTCTGCACCTTCCTCCAATTTAAACCTAGAGCCAGAGTAACGCCCTATTAAAACCCATTGTTTTTCTTGACACCAGGGTTTTTCTCCATACCTTGACTTATCGTTATAACATTGTGGGCCCATTTTTACCACATAAGCTACAACCGTTGCCAAAGCCTCACGATTTACTGTTTCTTTTGCAAGGTGAATACCACCTTTGGTTTTTGACTTACCAGCGTATGGTAATACCAACATTCTCCAGCCGGTTGGCTGAGGCATGCGATCTAAAATTGATTTATCTAATAATTCTGGATCCAAGATCTTTTCGTCTGGATCTATGTAAGCGTCTGCAACTTTTTTTGTTTCTGCCATTAATTAACCTTTATATATGTCACCAAGTTCGTTTGCAATATAGTATAAAGCACTGAGCTCTCCTTGCAAATATTTATAATGTTCAATATCTTTTAGTCCGCCCGACATTAGAGTTTCTTGAATTTGTTTTTCTCTTGCCTCGATTAATCTTTTGATCTTATCGATCAGCGCAATGTCATCCATTATTTTTTATTCTTGGTTCCTGCGGGTCTGCCTCTTTTTTTAGCGGCCGGTTTTTTAGCTGCTGCTTTCTTTGGTGCTGCCTTTGCAATTTTTTTTGGCTTTGCTTTTTTTTCAACCACTGGCTCGTCTTGAACCACAGGTGTTGGATTTGGTACAACTCCGCCTGCATCTATGATCGCTTGTTTTGCAGCAATTCTTGCGTCACTGGCCTCTTTCTTTGCAAGAGCCTCAGCTTTAGCTTTTGCAGCTGCTTGCATTTCTTGTGCATGACGAATTGCTTTTTCGTGTTTTAACTTTTTTACTGCATCAATTTTATAAGATGTTGTCATTTTATCTCCTAAGTTTACTCTCTAGTTCTAACAATTTAAGATTTGCATTTTGCTTTAACCTATCTATTGCTACATCGAGTTTATCATCTGCTATTGATTTTTGCACATTGATACGGTCTTTTTGTATATCTGCATCTAATAATTTCTCCTGGGCCCTTTGTTCTTGTTTTGCAGCAAACTGTTCAGCGTCCAGGTTTAATTCTTTATCTTTCAGTGCTAATTCTGTTTTTCTTATTTCAACCAATGGATCCTCTCCAGAACCTTGGCCAATAGATTGCAAGAACTCAGAAGTTAATTGAGCCATGATTGGCGAACTAAATTGATCTAATATCATTTGTATTTGCTGTGAGATCTGTTGTGCCTCTTGCGGAGATACTTGTTGCATTTGTGCCTGGATCTCTTGTATGCGCATTTGCGTCTCTTCTGGTATTTGTTCTTGCGCTAATTGAGCTGACAAGAATTGTAAGTGCTGCATGCAATGACTAATAATAATAGATTGGATCTGTGGATTTTCTTTTACCACGCTTGTTAAGAATAGACTTCTATGTGCATCTAAATGCGCTTGATGGTTTTGTTGTTCAAAAGCCTGGGCAGGTTGGCCCATAAGTAAACCAGCGTTTTCAATACCAGCGTCTATTGGTTGCGGTGTCATGTCTGGCGGTGGCTGCAACAAAGAATCTACATTATCAACGCCTAGAGCTGCATACATTCTTTTGTAAGCCTCATACATGCCCATAGGTCCATGTATTTGTGGGTTAGATTGCACCATTTGCAAAAGCTCCTGGGCAAGTGTAACTCTTTGGCTTTGTGAGAATATGTTTGGATCTGAAACTGGTATTACATCAACTCGACCGTCAAAGTCTTGTCTTTTAATTTCTTGTCCGCCGGATCCGACAGCAAACTCGTACACAGGTGGTAAGTATTCAGCAAAAACTTTTGATAGTATTTGGAACTCAACCTTTTGCGCGTAATGTAATCTTTTGTGAATAGCACTCATAACCTTAGTGCCACGTTCTAATAAAGCAACAGTAGTCCCAACTGGCATGGCCTGGTTCATATCACCAACGTTCATGTCTGCAATAGCAGCAAACCTTTTACCAGAATCAACCAGCAAGCCTAATAGCTGCATCAAAACATTGCTTGGTTCTTTTATTGGTAAAGGTATTAAGTTATCTCTAAGAGATCCACCGGTTGTATCAATGTCTCTAAATTCTCCTGGTTGCAAAGGCTCGTCTTCGTCTCTAATCCTCATGCCTCTGGATTTAAAACCAGCTGGTAAATTGGCCAGTGTGCCAGCATCAATTAACTGTCTGAGTATTGATGTTGATGCTTTTGATATACCACCAATCATGTGTGACAGGCCAAGTCCATAAAATCCAAGGCCCGGTAGAAACTTGTATTGCACAAAATAATTAATTTTATTTTTAAGTGGATCTGTTTCTTGGTAATTTCTGCGTATCGCTAGAACAGAGGTTGAATCCTCATCAATGGTAACAATGTATGGTAGCTTTAATCCTGTTGGTCTGCCCTCTGCATCTAAATCTTCAAAACCTTCTATATCTAAAACAGTGTGTATTTCAAAAACTGTTCTATTTCTATCTTCTTTGTAACTTGGCTCAATGCCTTGTATTTCATCTATGGCCTTATCAATTTCAGACTCGTCATCGTCATAAGTTTCATCTGAGATCTCAACATCGGCATAAAAACCAGTAATTTGTTGTTTCTTGACTTCATTGAGAGACATGCTGATTGCATGTGTAATTCTTTCAGCTGAGGACATGTCAGATGCCTCGTAAGGCACAATTAAATCCTCTGGCGGTATAAACTTAGATACTGCCTTATTCGTTACACTGTCAAAATAAACTTTCTTAAATGCAGATCCGGCTAACGGCAGATAAAACAAAAGCATATCAAGCTCTGGATCATACTCACTCATTACATTCATAATGTAATAGTTCATAAACTCCTGGACTCTTTCAGCTTGGTTTTCTGTTTCTATTGTCCTAGCACCAATTATTTCTGTTTTTACAGGACCTTTTGCTGGCAGCATTTCTTTATAAGCCTGGGCCTGGAATTGTGTAACTGCCTCTGCAAGAATAGGATGGATTACTCCAGAGGATCCTTCAAAGGGTTGTGACCTAGACTCATCAAACTTCATGCCTAGATATTGCAGGCCATCGGTGTATGTTTTTTCCCATTCGGATCTGGATTGTTTGTCGCTCTTAATAGAGCTTAAAAGATCAGATGATATTTTTTGTAAAATAGATTCGTCTACAAAGTCAACCAGGTTAGCGTTAAAATCTATCTGTGGAGCTGGTTCTTCCAACATTTCATCGTCTAACAAAATTTCTTCTTCGTTGACTAAAATTTGTGCTGCATTTGCAATTTGATCTTGCCTGGTTTCTTCTGGCATAACTTCAACAGAAGATCCTTGTACTCTAATGTCTGGATTGTTTTCGGTTCCGAGTGCTTTTTCTATTGCCATAATTTTTTAGTGTAGCACTCTGGGTCTGTTAATGTCATCAAGATCGTCAAGCTGAACAATGCTTTGTAATTCTCCTTCGAGAATTAACCCTTGTGCCTCAGCTATTAGTTCAGCGTTAGCGTGATTACTTGCATGTATATCTGGGCCTGTATATTCTTGTCCATCCCAGATAAATTTTGTTAAAAATATTTTCATTAATAATAAACCTGTCTGTTTGATTTTAAAAGCCTGGCCTCGTCTTGGTAGTCTTCATCTAATGAAACAAAACCGCCTTGTCTAAATCTCATCAAAGCCATTGTAGCACTATCACAAAAGTCATCATAATCTCCAAACGGGAAAGATGCCATTTCTTCTATAACGTCATCGGCAAAATCATGTTCCGGGGCCCAGACCATTCCAGACTCAAATATCGGGGCAACACTGTTCATCCTGGCTATTTTATCCTGGCCTCTGCTTGGACTGTATGCCGTAACAGGTATGCCCATGCGCCTTAATTCGTGTGTCAAAGGTGTTCCGGATGCCTTGGCCTCAATTAACACACAGTCTGGGTTCCAATATCTGTACTCTTCCATGGCCATTCTTTTGAGCTCTGGGAAATCGACACGGACCCTTTTGGCAT